TGATGGCGCTCGGGCCCTGGCGGATCTTGTCCTCCTCCAGCGCGAGGTTCATCAAGTCCACGACGTCGAACGTCAGCGCCGCACCGGCCCACGTGGCCTGGAAGACGCCGGTGTCCGCCAGCGAGTCCGTGCCGAGCACGCCGTACCCACCCTTCTCCGCGGAGAAGATCTTGATCCCGCTGGTGTTGATGATGCCGCGCGGCATGTCGGCGCCACCATTGCCGTACGCCACCGTCCAGTCGAACTTCTCCGCCGCGGTGTTGATCATGTCATTGCGGAGGATGTTATCGAAGCCGAACCCACCGAAGCGGCGCATGCTGTCGGTCAGCTTGACCAGCATCATGAGCTTCTTCGGGTTCATCGTGATGTCGCCGGCGTTGTCCATCGACTCCGCCGGGGCCTGCTCCTCACCGACCCAGTAGGCGACCATCCCACCAGTGACCTTCGGGATCTTGACGGTGCCACCCACGAGTCCGTCGAGTACGGAGACGCGCGTCGTGCCGTCAGCGCCGAGCGAGAAGAAGACGGATCGCGCGTAGATGGCCGCGATCACGTCCGGGATGACCTGGTCGGGCACCCAGAAGCCGCCCATCTTGTCGTCGCCGATCGCGCCGGCCGTCTTGAGCTTGGCCTGCCACGCGTCCATGCACTCCTTCTCGAACTCCGCCTTCGCCTCTTTCCAGCCGACCTTCGAGGCCGTCAGGACCTTGACCATGGAGAACTTCTGTGACGCGTCCTCCATGCCTGGGACGAACGATGGCGCGCGCGAGTTGGTGCGGATCATCTTGATGACCGCTTCCTGACCCGCCCTGAGCTTCTCGAGCTCCTTGACGACGTTCTCGGTCTGGATCTTCTCGAGGCCTTCGAGCTTGGACTTCACTCCGTTGACCTCCTCGGTCAACGTCTTGCAGTCCTTGTCGAGGAAGTTGTTGAGCTTGGAGATGCACTCGGCGATCTCCTTCTCGGACTCCTCCTTGGTCTTCGTTGCCACTGCAGCAGCCATCCGGTTCTCCTCCTTAGTTCACCTTGGTGAGTAGACTCTTCGCGCGGTCGAGACTCGCACCGAGCGCGGCCAGCCCACCGCCATCGACGGCGGACGAATCGTCCCCGTCAGGACCCTCGTCTGCCGTCTGCTCACCGCGAGCGGCGGCCTCGCTCCCTGACATCATCTGGTCCATCTGATCGCACATGTCGGCCATCATCTGGTTCATCTCGGAGAGCTGCTCCGTCACCGTGACGTACAGCTCCTCGACCATGGATGCCAGCGCATCCAGCTTGTCGTCCGTCGTGGCCGGAGGAGCGGCCCGGACGACTGCTGCTGCTGTTGATGTCTCGCGAGCCTTCTCGACCTGCTCGCCCTCTCCATCCTTCTCCTGCTCCTCGGGCTCCTTCTCGAGGTTCAAGTTGACCATCGTGCGCCGAGCCTTCTCGAGCGTGTCATCGTCCATGAGCGACTTCTCGACGTCGCTCATCGCCACGAAGGTGTCGGCCGGGAACAGCGCCTTGGCGTACGAGAGAAGGCGCCGATCCTGGCTGATCACTCCATCATCATCGTCCTTCTTCCTGTTCTCGATGCGCGCGAACTCACGCATCACCTGCAAGTCGCGCGACTTCAGCTGCCCGCGCTGCTTGGCCTGCACCAAGCTCGTGAGCACGGAGCCGGCGCCAGGGTTCGCACCGAGCGTGCACGGTGACAGCTCGAGCAGGTGGTTCTGATCGAGGATGTAACCCCAGCGACCGAGCCCGAGCTCCGCTCGCTCGTCGTCGTCCTTGATGTCGATCACGCGATCGGAGATGAATCCGACGGAGCACGCGCGCAGGAAGCCGGAGGCGGCCAGCCGATAGACGCTGTCGGCGAACTCACTGATGGACGCCGGTGCGAAGAGTGAGTCGCCATAGAGCGACGGCCCCTCGTAGTCCGCCTCCTTCCGCTGCATCACCATGTGATGCACCACGCTGCCGATCGGCAGCCCACCCCAGTCGTGGCTCAAGACCATCACCGGGTTCTTGTCGAAGAGATCGAAGAGCCAGTTCTGCCGCACGATGTCGCCGTGAGCGTCCGGCCGCTCGTCGCTCATCCAGTACGGGATGGTGCGACCCGCCATGTCCGGTTGCCACTTGACGCCGACGTCCTCCGCTCGACTCTGCAGCTCGTAGTCGGACAAGCGCATCTTCATCGACGCGCCTCGAGGATCCACTACTTTGAGCTGCTTGTGCTCCTTGTCGACGCCGAACGTCGGAGTCGCGAGCATCTGAGCCTTGGATAGCTGCGGACGCTCCGCCAGTCGTCTCTCGATGAGCTCAAAGTCGTCGATGATGACGGCGGACTTGAGCTTCTCCAGTTCGATCTTCACCTTTCACTCCACCGGGATCTGCACGCAGCGACAGTTGATGACCTCACCCGCTGGCGCGGACGGATCGCCAGGATGCGTGAGCGACCCGCCGCTCGCATTCTCCGCGATCGTCATGTAATCGAAACCGATCGGTTGCGGGCCGGCGGAACCGAAGATCTCGTGGTCCGCACGCACGTGCTCATCGTTGGCGGTCGTCCACTCGAGCTTCTTGAACCCCTGCGCGTCGAACATCTCGTAGCGCAGGTCGTTCATGAGCCCAGCCGTCTCCGTGCGCGCGACGGTTAACGTCTTGGCATCGCTGGCAGCGAGATCGTACACCTCACCGATGCGCGTCCGGAGCTGCTGGATCGTGTCGCCATCCTTGAGACCCTGCGCGAGCGACTCATAGAGGTTCGTCCGCAGGGTGTCAGGGACCGTCTCAAGGAACTTGTCAGCCCTCCTCTGCATCACCCCGAGGATCGCACCGTCATCGATGTTGAAGACAGCCGGGCCGCCGAGATCGTCGAGCGTGAGATCGTACGTGGCCTGGGCGATGGCGGAGTAGATGAAGCGCGTCACGTCATCGAGGTCGTTCTGCATCTCCTCGAGGCTCGGGATCACCACGCTGAGGTCGATGCCAGTCGCCTTCACGACCATCGACCAACCCTTGGCTCCCACGCGGCGAGCCTCCGCGTCCAGGCGCTCCGTCGTCTTCTTGCGCTCCAGCTTCACCCACTTCTTGTACCCTGACTTCATCTTCTTCTCGAGCTGAATCTCGGTCTTGACGAACGCGTTCCATCGAGCTCCAGCCGTCGCCTTCTTCCATCCGGCGACGAGAGGTGATGGTGAGGCAGGGGGCGATCCAGCATCTCGACCGTCCGCTTTGGCCGGAGCTGGCTCCTGCTCACCATCACCTCCCGCCGCCGGCGCGATGCCTGGCTTGCTGTCGCTGTAGCCTTGTGGCGGCTTCCCTGGCGTGATCTCCTCCGTCGCGGCCACCGAGACCGCCGGCACCTGGAGCGCCGAGACGAACGCCTTGTCACCCGCCTCGTAGTCCGCGACGTCGAGACCGACGATGGTGAGCGCCTGCTTCGGAGGCATGTGGATCTTGTCGCTGCACAGCGCGGTGGCGATGTCCACCTTCTCCTTCATCCCGGCGCGAAACGCGTCGACGTTGGACGTGTCGAACATCCCGAAGACGTCGTCGGTCTCCGTGAAGAACAGCGAGGCGTCGATCGAGCTCTCGATCTGAATGAGGATCGGGAGGATCGCCTTCTCCCAGAAGCTCTTGTCGAAGATCTGCGCCGTGGCGTAGTTCGCGATGTCCTGGAGCCCGAGGGCGGACGGCGGGGTGACCAGGACGCCGAGCACCTCCTCGCGCCCAGTCTTCTTCATCGTCTGCGCTTCGAGGTCCTGCGGGGAGAGCGCCACGTCGACGTACTTGAGGCCGCCCTGCAGGAGCAGCATCTTTCCAGCCTTGTCCGGCCCGCCGTGGCGATCCTGTATCTTTGCCTGAATCTCCGACTCATCCTTCGGGTCGATCGACCCATCGTACTGCAGGATGCCGGATGGCACCGCCCTATTGTCGAGGAGCGACCGGAGGAACGACGTCGCCATCATGTCCGTCTCGATCGAGGAGATGACGGGCGTGAGCCGAGACATCCCTCGCACGAGGTCCAGCGGGTTCGGTAGCTTGAACTGGATCGTCGCCTCGACCGGCACTCGCATTCGCAGCGATGTGGCGACGGCCCTCGGCATCCACTTCGGGAGCTGGACGTCCCACGCCACCAGCGTCCCGTACGCACCGCCGTCGAACACCGGGCTGAAGAGATCGGGAGACAGCGGCCAGACCATCGTCGGCTGCTGCATCGGAGAGACGGCGTTCCCGTCGTCGTCAGTCATGAGCCAGAAGCACTCACCGCGCACCGCCATCCATAGGATCGTCATGAGCCAGAGCTGGTTGCCGATCTGCAGTGTGTTCGGCTTCTCGAATAGCTGGACGAGCGGGTGGTCGTAGACCGGCTCCATCGCCTGCTTGGTGAACGCCTTCCACGTGTGGCGCTTCTTCCCGTGTCGCGCGAGCGCGCACCTGCGTCTACCGGCTCGCGGAGTGAACGGCTCCGACCCGCGGTGCTTCGCCTTGCGGTACGCCAGCTGCTCCGGCGTCTCGGTGAAGATCGTGTAGGGCGCGTTGCTGGCTGTCGTGGCGATGGCCATCGCCGCCGCGAAAACCCACGGGTGGTACGAGAACGGGTCCTGAATCTTGAACTGCGCGCTCGCCCGCGTCGAGGTGAGCGCGGTCATCCACTGGTCGAGGGTTCGGACGAACGCGAACTCCTTCGCGCTGACCACGCTCCCATTGCGGTGCGTCGACTCCAGCTCGAACGGTCGCCCGTCCGGGTCGAGGATCGCGCTTACCCTGTTCGTCGATTCTCTCATCTCACTTGCTTAGCACGTAGAAGATAGCAGTGAGAACGAAGACGGCGATCGAGATGCCAGCACCGTAGAAGAGATACCGGATGAGCGGGTTCGTGAGCGGGCTCGCGATCAGCTTGAGAACGCCGCCGAGCACCGCGAAGATCACGGCGATCCAGAAGGCGATGACACCCCACTTCTCGAAGAATGATCCAAGCCATTGCAGAGTCGTGTGCATCTCATGCTCCATTGCTTCTATGCATGATCTGGAAGATCACCGTCACGAGTGCGACCACGATGCCGGTGGCGGCGATCACGATCGCCCACATCGACTTGGAGTCATTGCTCTTCTCCTTGTGTCCATCGTCCACGCCACTCTTTCGATCCTGCATCTTCTGCAACAGCTCCACTCGCTCGGCGAGCGAGATAAATCGCACCTCCGCCTCCGATCGCGGGAGCAACGTCCTCTGCTGATCAGCGAGCGTCGACCTGAACTCGTTGATCGAGTCGAAGCGCTTCTCATTCGCTACCTCAGCCTTTTGCACCGCGACGCTGGCGGCGTTGAGAGCATCCTTGCTGGCCTCCTTGGCACTGGTGAGCGCGATCGCGATCGCCTTCTCGAGATCCTCGAACTTCTGGTGATACTGCCGATCCCGCTCGGAGATCAAAATCTCCAGGACCTTCAAGTCCAGTGGTACTTGCTCCATCAGTGATCCTTCTCAGCCTAGTCTCGATCGCGAAGTCGCTCACGTCGACTCCTTGACCTGCTGATACGCTGGGACGTGCGTCGCCTCAGCCCTGGCAGCTGAGAGTGGTGCGATGACGTTGACTAGCTCCCTGGCGCTCGGCAGGCCGACCCTCAGCCCGACGAGGTGCGTCCCGCATCGACCAGGCCCGTACTCATGGTACTGCGATCCACCGTACGCCGCGTGGATGTCCGGGATGCGAGACGCTTGCGCGAGCGGGTTCGGGTTCTCCGGCATGTCGCTCGCCTTGAGCTGCGGCTTCGACAGCGCCTGCGCGACGCGCGCGGCGTACGCGAGCGCCTGAGGCGTGGCGATCTTCAGCTCGCTGCTCGGCGTCACCGACCACTTGCCAGTAGCAGCGTCGAGCTTCGGGGTGTAGAAGACGGTCGGCACGCTGTAGTCTGCGAGGACGTCCGGCTCGAAGCTCGCCGCCCCTCCGACGGGCGCGAGGTAGTTGAGCAGGTACGCCCAGCCGCGTCTCGCCACCACCGTGAGCTGACCTTGGAGCTCCGGGAGCAGCCGGTCGGTCGCCAGCGCCATCGCGGTGAACCACGCGCCCATCC